AATAAGTTATCTATCTTACAGAAAATATATTTATTAAATATTACGGGGACAATATTATTGTTTATATGATAAAAAACTTCATCTCCCGTATAGTGATATAAATATGTTTCTGCCTTATCTAATATAATATTTATTGATATTAATTCTTTATAGGACGTAATTATCTTTTGTTTTATTGCAGTCCTATCATGTAACTTCCCTACGGATAATTCAGTTATAATTTCTTTAGGGAAAAATCTATCTTTTTGTGTTAGAGTAGTTTTATATTCAGATAAAAAACCTTTAAACATTTATTAATCCTTAAATTTCCAAAATTCATTGTATCTTTTAATCGTTTCTTTATTCTTGAGATTCAAATTATATTGCTTAGCAACATCATCCCAAGATTTTTCCGTTAAAACACGTCTGCCGGTGCAATGGCATCCTGAATCATAAACTATTTCATATCCCCTGAAATCAAAAAGATATGAACATCTATAAGAACAAAAAGAACAATCATGAATTTGCCAACAATGTATATTATTTTCTTTAGATGATTTCTTAAAATCTTCACCACTTTTCATTTTCCCCACCTTATAAGTGCATACACTGCAAAAGCACAGCTAAAACAACAAACAGAAGTTGCTATTGCATCAGGCCAGCTCATTAAAAATCCTCACATTTTGATAAATTATTTTTCTTTACGCAGACCATTCACTCATTTTTTTACCTCAACTTTTTTTATTCCATTAATATATTCTTTTTTATTTGGTTTTTCTAATTTAGCAATTTCTCTTATTCCTTCAATAGCTTCTTCAAACAATTCGTCTCTATTATTTTCGCAATCAGGAAAGTGAGTTCCAATAAAATGAGCAAATTCTGTTAAGTGAAAGAATATTACTGAATTTACTTTTAATATTGTTGATAATGCACCGGAAAATTCTAAGTGTCCGAAAACTTCATCTGTTTTAAATAATTTTATTAAGTAATCAATTATATCTTGACTTGCTTTATCTCCTATTTTTTTTGCTATTCCAAAGGTGTATTTATGAGTAATTGACAAATTTTCATCTTTTTTAATTTTCATTTTTCCGTTAATTTCCTTATAGCCAATCTTAAATCATCTATTCTTACAATTGCTGAAATTGCTTCACTTCCAATGATAAATTTCAAATCAACGAAATCATCATTTACACAATTTTCAATTAATAAACATGGTTTTCCTTCATTGTCAGATAATGTAATTTCCACCTTCATTTCCTTTCTCCATTAATGAAATTATATTTTCCATCAAATAACAGAACAAATAAATGCCATACAAACGGATTCATTTGGATTGTTCCTAAATAATCACTATTTTTTGGTAATTGATATCCAGTTCCTATAATTTGAAAAGGAACATCGGCTGTTTCTTCTTCTAAATCGCCACCAATCCATATCGTTGGCTTATTATTTTGATTTTGAAAGGAAAAAAATTGCCAATGTAATGGAATTTTTAATGTGAATTTACCCTGTAATATAGGAATTTCAAATTTTAATATACTTTTCATTACTGTTCCTTTTCATAAAAATTAAAATATCTCTCGCCATCAATTTCCATCGGACTTAGGTTAAATAATCCACCAGTAGTATAATCGCATGGTTTTCCTTTAATTACATTTCCTGAAAATGCCTTTTGAGAATCTTTCTTATCAATATAACGCCCAATGCACGAATAGGCTATTGCGCCGTCATTAGCACCGTTTTTAATATAATCATCGCATGATATAACTGTTTCACAAACAGGACAAACAAACTTCCAGTACCTTTTATCTTCACCAAAAAGTTCAGTTCCTTTCTGTAAAAATTCTTTCATTGTCATTTTAATAACATTCATTGATTCTTATTCTCCATATAAAACAAATAAAATGAAATAGCACGTTTTATCACAGTTGTTTGATTTTCGCCAAGCTTTTCCATAAGCTCGGTGATAATCTTTACATCTTCTTTTGTTACAGCAATTGTTATTGTTTTTATTGTTGTTGCCATATTTTCCCTTTATCTTGATAATGACTCAAGAAATGATGTTAATGAATGTGGATTATAGGTAAGGAAGAAAACTATAACAATGAATACCAATCCCCACCTGGTAGAGCTTTGAATGTCTTTCCTTATATCAATGAACTGTTGTTCATGGCTTTTCATCTTTTCATTAATCATCGTTATTTCTTTTTCTGTCATTTCAGATTTTGTTACTGTTGATTGTTCTTGCATGTTAATTTCCTCTTTGTATGGTTTGTGATTATGGATGTAACTATATTTGAATTATTTTTCCTCCTTATAATAAAGTTCGTGAACTTGTAGTGATGCTGCATTACTGATATCTAGCAAACTTTCATAAATATTTTCTATCGATAAACGATTTGAACTAATTTGATTTAGTAATTCATTTATTTGTCCCAACATAGTTCCTATTAAAAATGACAACTTTTGAGATCTTAAGTTTTCTTCTAAATTCATTATACGATTACCTCGTGTTCTTCAATCCAATAATTTTCACTTATTTCATCTGTACATCTTTTTTTAATATTTTCTAATTCGTTTTGAGAATCTTTTTGATTTAAAAATATTTTATCTATTGAATCAAAAGGATATCCATAATTAGCAAATAGAATATAAACTTTCATTCGATCACCTCATGTTCTTCAATCAAGGCGGAAACTTTCTCGCAATAACTTTCTGCATTTTTTTGATTTAAAAATATTTTAATCATATCTATTTCACCATCCCAATCATAGTTGTAACATAAATAAACTTTCATCTAATGACTCCAAAAATGAGTGATGATGTTTTGAATGATTGGCAAAGCTAAAATTGTCCCAATTATTCCTAACAGCCATCGAAATTGAGACCAAGTAGTTAAATATAATTTTGATATGTCCTCTTTAATTTCTTTGTGATTGTTATCAATTTTAGTTTCTAATCTTTTTAGAGTTTCATTAATATTTACTATCGATTGTTCTAGTAATGCTATTCGTGTTTCAGTTGTATTTGAATATGATTTCATTTTATAGGCTCTTTAATTATTTTATATTCTTTGCTAATTTTTTTTGAAAATGATTCATTTGTAACAGTGACAATTATTTCTCCATCTTTTAAATTTTTTAAACTTTTATAAAAACAACTTCTATCAACAAATTTTATATCTTTATTCGGAAGAGTTAATGAGTTTGTTTCTCTAATTCCATTTTTAGTGTCAAATATTAAGAACATTTTTATTTTCCTTTTGTTTAATCAATTCTTCCGTAACTATAAATTGAATCAATATTATTTTCTTTTAAATATTGAATAATTTCTTCAACTCCTCTTTCCCAATTTAATGAACCTTGGCACTGAGATACTTCATCGGATGAAATGATTGTACTATATCGGGATTTTCTACATCCTTTAGGAATAAATAGAATTTTAATTGCTGCGCCTATTACACATGATCCTTCATCCCCATATTTTTCTAAATTATCTTTGCATATTTGAATCCATTTTTGTTTAGCAATGTTAACAATGTTTTTAAAATTATCGTTTATATCTTTTTGTTTGTATGTTTTCATGTTTATTTACCATCAATAATGTTGTTTCAATAAGATTATAATAACATTGCAATCTTATTAAGTAAACACTTTTATTAAAAATAATTAAAATATTTCTTATTATGTATAATTTTTGATATGATAATATGATTATTAAATGATCAAGGATTGATTATGCAAATTATTGTAAAAAAAATAAACGATTTAAAAGGATATGAAAACAACGCTCGTGTGCATTCTAAAGAACAAATTCAAGAAATAGTCGATAGTATTAAAAATTACGGTTTTAATGATCCGATCGAAATCGATTCTAACGACACTATTTTATCAGGGCATGCCAGAATTGAAGCTGCAAAAATGTCTGGATTAACTCAAGTTCCCACCATTTGTCATTCACATTTAAAATATAATAAACAAAAAGGTTACATTCTCGCTGCAAATAAAATCGCTCAAAATGCTACATGGGATTATTTAACATTGAAAGGTGAAATGAAATCTTTAGTAGATGCTGGTTTTGATATGAAATCAACCGGATTTTCTAAAGATGAAATTGATGAAATCCTTAAAAATAATATAGTCAATGAAACATTTTCAGATCCTGACGAAGTTCTCGAATTGAAACCAGATCCAATTACTAAATTGGGAGATATATGGATTCTAGGAAAGAATAGATTATCATGTGGAGATAGTACCGATATTAATTGTATCGATAAATTACTTAATGGGAATAAGCCAAATTTGATGGTGACTGATCCTCCTTATGGTGTTAATTACGATCCAGAATGGAGAAATAATTCAAGTCTAGGAGGAGAAAAAAGATCAATAGGAAAAGTAAAAAATGATGATTTAATAGATTGGACAGAGGCATATTCACTATTTACAGGGAATATCGTTTATATTTGGCATAATGGAAAATTTACGGATATTGTTGCAAATAATATTAAAAATTGCGGTTTTAACATAATAAGCCAAATAATATGGGCAAAGAATAATTTTGCTATTAGCAGAGGTGATTATCATTGGAAACATGAACCTTGTTGGTACGCTGTAAAATATGGTGAAAATCATAATTGGCAAGGCGCAAGAGATCAATCAACCTTATGGGAAATTAGAAGCACTTATCAAAAAGATGAAAATGAAAAAATAGGTCATGGAACTCAGAAGCCCGTTGAATGTATGCTTAGACCTATTTTAAATAATAGCAAAGAAAATGAATATATTTATGATCCATTCGGAGGATCCGGCACAACGTTGATTGCATGCGAAAAAAGCAATCGTTTTTGTTTGATGAATGAATTAGATCCTCATTATGTTGATATGATAATTAGACGTTGGCAAAAATTCACAGGTAAAAAATCAATTTTAGAAAGTACAGGAGAACCATTCAATGGCTAAACCTGGACTGGAAATTACAGACGAAATTTTATCTCAAATAGAAACAATGGCAGGTAATGGTCTAACTGAGCAGCAAATATACAGATTTTATGGAATAGGTCATAACTACTGGGCAAAATTAAAAAAGCAAAATAAAGCACTGCGAAGGGCATTTCACAAAGGAAAATCTCAAACACTTCTCGCTGTCTCAGGAAAATTAATGGAAATGATAAGAAGAAATGATCGAACAGCTATAATATTTTATCTAAAAACGCAGGGGGGTTGGAAAGAAAAAACTACAATAAATCTTCAAGGTGACGTAAAATCTAAAGATCTGGTCTTAAAGATTGAGACAGTTGACCCCATTGAGGCGTCAAAAATATATCAAAGAATCATGACAGGGAGCTAGTCAATGAGCGAAACAGTACAAGCCAACGATGGCGCGATGTTACCCCTCGACAGCCTAGCAACTCAGTTATTTTATTCCGGTGGTTTTATTTCTACTATTTCAGTGATATATGCTGGAAAAACATATGTACAAACTTTTCTAAATAATGGCACGAATATTATTTACATTTCAGGATGGGTGACCTCTTCAGCACCTGCAGGACAGCAAGTGATGGTTGATCAGAGCGGGAATATCATGGTCGATCAGAGTGGAAATATCATGGTGACACAATAATTTACAGGAGTTTATAGATGACAATTCAATGGACTGGTTTTCCTTCATCGGTTGTTGCGGGTTCTACAGATATTCTAGTGGGATTAGCCGGTGGAACAGCTAATGCACGTTTCAATGCTTCATCTTTTCTTTTTTCAGCTAATAATTTGTCTGATTTAACCGATCTTTCTAGTGCTCAGACTAATTTAGGGCTTGGTCAAGCAGCTTTAGAGAATAATAATTTTTTTCTTCAAGTAAGTAACAATCTTATAGATTTAGCAAATACAGCGACTGCAAGAGTAAATTTAGGTGTAGGTGCATCAGGAACTCATGCAGATAGTTTTTTCTTACAAACGGCTAATAACTTAAGTGATCTTGCTAGTTTGCCGACGGCTTTAACGAATTTAGGTTTAAGCTCTTCTAATAATGTGACATTTGCATCGATCACAACCACTGGTTTAAATATTTCATCTAATGCTAATAATTTAACAGCATTTGCGGGAGGGGGTCAATCTTCAGCGATTGCTTTAACAAAAGCATTTAATCGTGTGACTACAGTCGCAACTACAGGCGATAGTGTTAAACTTCCAGCAGCTTTAGCAGGTGAAAGCGTTGTTGTAATAAATGCAGCTTCATCCAATGCTTTGAATTGTTTTCCTGCGAGTGGAGATGCAATTAATGCATTATCTGCAAATACAGCGATTTCAATCGCAGCCAATTCAAAATTAACCTTTGTATGCGCGGTTAATGGAACATGGAATAGTTAGTATTTAAACAGTATAAAGGAATTATACTAATATGATAACCGCCTCAGATTTTTTGAAATGGTTGGAAATTTTTAATGTTAACTTTGGCGGTAATGTAATAACTATTCCAGTTTCTATAGCTCAAGGGGGAACAGGTGTAACATCCGTTACGATTGTTCCAACAGCTAATATGTGGGCAGGATGGGATTCACACAGAGACTTATCGGCAAATAATTTTATTTCTGGATATAACACAACAGTTACAGCAGCAGGAACAACCACACTTACAGTCGGAAGTACTTTTCAACAATTTTTCACAGGAACGACAACTCAAACGGTTTTACTTCCTGTTACATCGACATTAGTCGATGGACAATCCTTTTTTATCGTTAATAATTCAACAGGTGTTGTTACTGTAGAATCATCAGGTGCGAATACTATTCAAGCAATGGCTGCAGGCACAACTCTTATTGTTACTTGTATTTCTACATCAGGAACTACTGCTGCATCATGGTCTGCAAGCTATAACGCTCAAAATACATTAGGAATATTTTTAAGATTAACAGGTGGAACCATGTCAGGTGCCATCAATATGGGAAGTCAAAGCATCACAAATTTGACAAATCCTGTTAATCCTCAAGATGCAATGACATTGAATTATGCGGGATTGACTTATCTTGCATTAGCCGGTGGCACTATGACAGGTGCCATTAATATGGGTGCAAATAAGATAGATAATATGGCAGACCCAACGCTTGCGCAGGATGCTATGACGTTGAATTATGCTGGTGGTCATTATCTAGCCTTGGCTGGCGGTACAATGAGCGGTTCTATTAACATGAACAGCAATAGTATAACTTCTCTATTAAATCCTGTTAATCCACAAGATGCTGTTACATTGAGTTACTTACAAACATATACAGGCTCATATTTACCCCTCGCAGGGGGTACGATGTCAGGTACAATAAATATGGGATCTAATTTTATCACTAATCTTTTAGATCCGATAAATGCTCAAGATGCCGCGACTAAAAATTATGTAAATAATGTTGCAGCGGGATTAAGTCCCATACCTGGCGTGTATGCGGCATCAACCGCAAATTTAACGGGTTACATATACTTAAATGGTACAGCAGGAGTGGGAGCTACGTTAACAGCTCCGAGTAATGGGGTATTTATAGTTGATGGTGTATCGCCTTCCGTGGGAACAAGATTTTTATATAAAAATGACACCACTTATACAGGCACTGCTAATGGGATCTATACTGTCACTGTTTCGACTTCAGGATCACCCGCAGTCCTAACACGAGCTACAGATTATAATACGCCTTCTGATATTAGCGCTGGTGATTTAGTTTCAGTTGAATCAGGTACTGCTAATCAAAATTCATCATGGTATCAAACAGCCACCGTTGTAACGATAGGAACAAGCCCTATTGCATTTAGTGTATTTTTTAATCCATCTAGTTATGTTTCAAGCGCACTAAATAGCGCGAATATTTTTGTAGGAAATGGTTCAAATATTGCAACGGGTGTTCCGGTTTCCGGTGATTTAACTTTATTAAATACAGGCGCATTTACTGTATCAGCAATAAATGGAGTTGCTTTAGGGTCTACAACTGCAACAAGCGGAAATGTTCTAATTGGTAATGGTTCGTCTTGGGTAACTCATGCTATTAGTGGGGATGCAACTTTATCTTCAACAGGTGCTATAACCGTATCGTCAATCGGTGGAAAAGGAATAACACTTGCTAATTCATTTACAACCAGCGGTAATTTTCCGGTTATTCAAACTTATACAGGTCCTACAAATGTAACTTTTCCTACATCGGGAACGTTGGCAACAACTTCTCAATTGCCAACTTCCGCAGCCCTAACAGAATCAAATGATACGAATGTAACATTAACTTTAGGGGGAACACCTTCAACAGCATTGCTGCAAGCTGTTTCTTTAACTTTGGGATGGACGGGACAATTAGCTGTCAGTCGAGGTGGATCAGGTGCTGGAACTTTAACAGGTTTATTAACTGGTAACGGAACATCCGCTTTTACAGGTACCTCAATTACTCAATATAATATTTTAAGTGGAGGAGCGACCAATCTTCCTAATTCTATTGCTCCAAGTGCTACATCAGGTGTTCCTTTAATATCTCAAGGTAGTGCTTCACAACCTATTTTTGGGACTGCTTTGGTTGCAGGTGGTGGGACAGGTGCAACAAGTTTTAATACAAATGGGGTCGTGATATCTAATACTTCAGGTACTGGTGTTCTTGCTGCATTGTCTTTATCAGACGGTCAAATCGTAATAGGTTCTTCAGCAGGTGCTCCTACTGCTACAACTTTAACAGCCGGTACAAATATAACTATAACAAATGGTCACAATACAATTACCATAAATAGTACGGCTGTAGGAACAACAAATGTTAATCAAAATACATCTTCAGCAACATTAGCTCCTAATACTCGTTATATTACAAATAATGGAGCCTCATTAGTCACTTATACTTTAGCAACGAGTCCTGCAATAGGTGATACTTATTTTATTGTTGGTGGTTCATCAGGAGGATGGTCTATAGCGCAGAATGTATCTCAACAAATAAATTACGGAAATGTATCAACAACTGCCGGAACTGGTGGTTCTCTATCTTCTAGTAATCAAAATAATTGCGTAACAATTACATATGTTGGTTCTAATATCTTCACTGCTTATGAAACTCAAGGTAATCTCAATTATGTATAGGTTAATTTAACATGGCAACAAATAATTCTACTGATAACTATACAGCACTTACAACAAAAGGTGATCTATACGCATATAGTACTTTTGCAACAAGATTACCTATAGGTTCTAATTATTATTTTGTTCAAGCGGATTCTACTCAAGCAATTGGTTTAAGTTATCAGTTACCTATTTTACAAGATCAAATAGCTAGCAATACTCATATTGATTTTTTTGGCACAGTAGCTGGTGGAGATAGTGCTATATCGACAGCGACTTCAGGAACAGGTTCTAGTGCTGCCCTTGTTAATAGTATAGACAATGCACATTTAGGACTTATTAAGTTAGACATGGGAACTACGACGACTGGGCATGCATCTTGTTCTAGTAATAATACAGCGACTCCTATTTTATTGAATGGTGCCACCATTACAATTGAAACAGATATTTATTTAAGCGCATTAAGTAATGGAACAGATACTTACACATTAAATTTTGGAGTATTTGATACGTCTTATCCTTTTATTGCAAGTAATGGTGCTTATATAGCATATTCAAGTGGAGTAAATTCAGGAAATTGGACAGTTACAATTAATAATGCTACTTCTTTAACCACTTCAAATGGAAGTACTGCTCCAACGGCTGCAACATGGTATAAATTGAGATTAGTTATAGGAACAAATACTGTTACAGGTTATGTAGGAGTCGCTGGATCTGATTTTTCTTCTATAGCGACCGTCAATGCAACGTTACCTACTGCAAATTTGTTTTTTGCAGTAGGATTATTGAAGTCTGCTGGTACTACAGATACATTTGCATATGTTGACTACTTATCATCAAAAACAATTTATTCAACTAAGAGATAATTTATGGAATACAAGATTGAAACGGACTTAAATGGCAAAACTCATTTAGTTCATTACAATAATGATGATGGTGCTATCCTGATGACAGGATCGTTAGAAGAATGCAAAAATAAATTAATACAATTAATTAAAAATCGTCATAGAATAACACATATTACTTTTTCTGAAAATAGAGTGATAGATCATTCAAATGGAAACAAAGAATTAAGTTGTAAAGAATTTTGCAATTTTTAGGGAATAAAAATGGCAACAAATAATAGTGTTGATGTTCCATTATCCGGTCATACAGGAACTGGAGCATTCGTTGGTTCTATTTCACCAAGTTTGACGACTCCAACGTTGGGTGCAGGATTTTTTACCTCTTTGCAAACTTCAATTAATGGAGCAATTCTTTACGATAATGTCGGATTTCCTTTGTTGAGTTTTTTCACGTCTGGGGGAACCCCTGTTAATTCTATAGAATTTGCAAATGCTATAACATCAAATTCTCCATTAATACAAGCAATAGGAACTGATAGTAATATTTCTTTAGCAATAAACAGTAAAGGAACGGGGGGAATTCAACTTTCCGGTCAAACAAGCGGTTCTGCTTTTGCAAGTGGTTATGTGGGCGAAGTGATTTCAAGTATTATACTAACAGTTTCAAGTGTTAGTATAGTATCAGCTACAACAACAAACATGCTTCAAATTTCTGTTACTCCTGGAAATTGGGATTTATTTGGAAATTTTGTGATAAGTGGATCTACAGTATCAGAAGTCGCTTGTGCTATTTCATCAGTTTCTGCAACATTTCCTGATGAATCATATTGGTCATATGTAAATAATGCATCTGGAGCTGCTCTTTCAGCAGGCCCTGTTCCTACTTTTAATGTAAATATTTCTACTACAACAATTTATTATTTGGTAATTAACGCGGTAGTTACAGGTTCGGGAAAAATGTCTGGAGCAATATATGCAAGAAGAAGAGTTTAATAATAATATTAATTTTGGAGAAGTTTTAAATGTCAAATGAAGAATTAAACAAAGAATTAGAAAATTACAAAAATTATTTAAAAATAGCAAATGCTAAAATTGCAGCAGCGAATCATACATTGGGTTTATTAATGGGTGAAAATAATGAATTAAAAGCGTCTGTTATTTTATATCAGGAAAAAGAAAAAGAATTAATAAATCATAATAACACTCTTCAATTACAAATATCTGAATTAGATATTCAAATGAAACAAGAATTTAAAAAAGCTGAAGAAATGAATACCGAGTTTCAAAATAGAATAAATATTCTTGAAAGAAATTCACATGGAACTAAAGAAGATAGAGTCCATGCCTATTCCGTTTGAGTTTGATTTTAAAAATCCTGATTATATTTCAGTATTTAATTGGAGAATTAAAAGACTAAATGAGATAAAAAAAGATAAAAAAGTTTTGATGGGATTAAAGCAACATTATAAAAATAATCCTGCTCAATTTATTATCGATTGGGGAATTACCTACGATCCGAGAAATGTAGAAAAAGGACTTCCATCCATGTGTCCATTTCTTTTGTTTCCAAAACAAGAAGAATGGATCAATTGGTTTTTGGACATATGGAGACGTGGAAAGCCAGGGTTAACCGAAAAATCGCGTGAAATGGGATTGAGTTGGTTGACGATTGCATTAGCATCAACTATGTGCTTATTCAATGAAGGTTTAACAGTCGGATTTGGAAGTCGAAAGCAAGAATATGTCGATAAATTAGGTGATCCTAAATCACTGTTGCATAAATGCAGACAGTTTATTAATTGCTTACCTAGAGTATTTAAAGGATCATGGGATATTGACAGACATGCTCCCCATATGAGAATAAATTTTCCTGATACGGGTTCAATCATATCAGGGGAAGCAGGAGACGGAATCGGGCGAGGTGATAGAGCATCTTTCTACATTGTTGATGAAAGCGCATGGCTTCCACGTCCTGATCTAGTTGAAGCATCGTTATCACAGACTACGAATTGTCGTGTGGATATAAGCACCCCGCACGGCATGAATAACCCTTTTGCCCGCAAGCGATTTGCAGGCAAAATATCAGTTTTCACGTTCTCATGGCGAGATGATCCACGGAAGGATCAAAACTGGTATTTAGAAAAATGCAGAGACATTGATGATCCTGTTGTAATCGCGCAAGAAATTGATCTTGATTATTCAGCATCGATGGAAGGTGTTTTAATTCCGTCAGCTTGGGTTCAAGCATCAATAGATTCTCATTTGAAATTAAATATTAATCCAACTGGAAAAAGTGTTGCTGGATTAGATATTGCCGATCAAGGAAAAGATAAAAATGCTTATTGTGCAAGATATGGAATTTTAGTTAATGTGATGGAAGAGTGGAGCGGCAAAAATGATGACATTTTTGGTTCAGTTGAAAAAGCTTTTCATTTTTGCGACTTACATAATATTGATATTGTTCTTTATGACGGCGATGGTCTTGGTGCTGGCGTTCGAGGAGATGCTCGTATCGTCAATGAAAAACGACAATCAAATAAACAACCATCGGTGTTATTTTCTCAATTCAGAGGATCAGGATCTGTAATAGATCCAACGCGTGATCCATTAGAATTTTTTAGTAGCGTTAAACCGGCAGGTCGTGGCAGGACAAATGAAGATTATTTCTATAATGCAAAAGCTCAAGCATGGTGGGATTTAAGATACAGGTTTCAAGAAACATATAAGGCAATCAATGGAAAAACAGATTTTAATCCTGATAATCTTATAAGTATTTCTAGTAGTATAAAAAATCTTAATAAATTAATAAGTGAAATATCACAGCCTACTTATTCAGAAAATAATGTAGGTAAAATATTAGTTGATAAAATGCCGGATGGATCAACATCACCTAATTTAGCAGATGCCTTAATGATTTGCTTTTCTAGACAAAAACGGATTGCGGGGTTCTGGACATGATAAAGGAATTTTTTAAACGATTTAAAAAACCAATAGAACAAAAAAAAGAACAAATAAAAGAAAAACCACGGCAAATATTAGGGTTTAACAGTTTTTCAACAGATGACATGATTTCAAAAATTGAAACTATTTGGGAAAATACTTTTCAAAATAGTATTCGTCCAGAAGTTAAATACACGATGGATTCCAATAAGTTCAGTTTTGCAATGGATAATGTTCAAAGTATTAAATCATCATTTTATGGTAATCAAGTTATCCCTGTGCCTCAAATGCTATGGTATGCAAATAAAACATTTATAGGATATCAATTGTGCGCCATGCTAGCTCAGCAATGGTTAATATCAAAAGCGTGCCTAATGCCAGCGGAAGATTCAGTTAGAAAAGGTTTTGATGTGACTGTAAATGACGGAACAGATATTGATCCTAAAATTTTAGACAAAATGAGACAATTGGATATTGAATATAGATTAGAACATAATATGGTTCAATTTTTGCAATTCGGTCGAATATTTGGGATAAGAATTGCAATGTTTAAAATTGAATCAGATGACAAAGAGTATTATTTTAAACCTTTTAATCCTGATGGTGTTAAACCTGGAAGTTATAAGGGAATATCGCAAATAGATCCCTATTGGATAAGTCCGCAACTTGATCCAGAATCAGCCGGTGATCCATCAAGTATCGATTTCTACGAACCGACCTGGTGGAATATTGCTGGTAAATTAGTACATAAATCACATCTCATTTTATATCGAACAGAAGAAGTGGCCGATTTATTAAAGCCATCCTATATTTACGGCGGAATTCCAATCCCTCAAAAAATATATGATCGTGTTTATTCAGCGGAACGTATTGCTAACGAAGCACCTATGCTTGCGCTCACAAAAAGAACCGATGTCATCAATATTGATCTAGCTCAAGCTATCGCCAATCAACCTAATAATCCCGTATCCAATCAAGGATTTGCATCTCGTATTCAAGAATGGGTGAATCTTAGAGATAATTATGGAATAAAAATATTAGGATTAGAAGAAAAGATGTCTCAATTTGATACCTCTTTGGCTGATTTAGATGAAGTCATCATGACTCAATATCAATTGGTCGCAGCAGCCTCAAATGTTCCTGCTGTTAAGTTATTAGGAACATCACCAAAAGGTTTTAATGCAACAGGAGAATATGAAGAGGCAAGTTATCATGAAATGCTTGAAAGCCTTCAATTTCACGCCTTAACACCTTTAATTCAACGGCATCATTTATTATTAATTCGATCCGAAATATGCCCTGAATTTAATATTCAGCCTTTCGATACATCAGTTCAATGGAAACCGTTGGATGCAATGACCGCCGAAGAATTAGCGATATTAAATAAAACAAAAGCTGAAACCGGACAAATTTTAATGACAAGTGGCGCGATAGACGGAAATGATGAACGACAACGTTTAATAGTTGATCCTGAAAGTGGCTATAACGGAATGGAAGATGAAGAAATAAATGAAGAAAATGAAGAATTAAATAATCAAAATAAAGAATTTATGGAGGAAAAACCAGGTGACAATTGATAATTATGAAATAAAAGAAAAAGAACCTATTAATCATGAAAGAATGATAAAAAGAATTCAAATGGAATATAGAAGATTTGAAGATTATTTAAAAAATATAAATAATCGAGAAATGCAATTATCAATTGTTAGATTGCAAGAATCGGCACACTGGGCATTTCATGCAATAATGAGAGATCAATCAGAAAAAATGGAAGAAAAAAAAGATGGTTAAATCACTCACATTAACCAAAAAAAAGAGTAAATGGGTAGAAAATAGGAATGTTATATTGCGTGGTCAACAATTAAATTATAACGTTTCAATACAAAGAAAATATACTTTAGAATTAAAAAAAATGGTTAAGAAAATGGTTTATGAAACAAATAATCAATTAAAAAAATTATTCAAAGGAGAGATTGCTGATGATTTTTTTGATGATCAAAAAGAAATATCTAAAATAACGATGGATGCTAGTATTTCATCTCAAGCTAGAATTTTAACAAATTATTTAATGAATAAATTTAATAAATTATTTTCATTAAAAGCTAAAGATTTAGCTAATAAAATGGTTATAAATTCTAGTGAATCAAGTAAGTCAAATCTTCATAGCAGCTTAAGAAAATTAAGTGGTGGATTGTCAATAAAAACAGGAATTGTTCCAACAGGAATGGAAGATATTTCAACTGCTATTGTTGCAGAAAATGTTTCATTAATAAAATCTATACCACAAGAATATTTTAAAAATGTGACAGGCGCTGTAATGCGTTCAATTACAACAGGAAATGGATTAAAGGATTTAGTTCCTGAAATAAAAAAATATTCAAGTCAAACACAAAGACGAGCTGAAAATATTGCTTTGGATCAAACAAGAAAAGCTTATAATAATATTAACAAACAAAGATTAGTTAATATTGGAGTAAAAAAGTTTGAATGGATACATAGTTATGGCGGTGTAACGCCCAGAAAATCTCATATTAAAATAGATAGACATATATTTTCTTTTGAAAATTTAGAATCTGAGCAAGCAGCTTTAGGTGTTCCAGAATCAGATCGTGGATTGCCTGGAATGCCGATAAATTGCAGGTGTACAATAAATCCAGTTATTGATTTTTCAGATCAAGATGAATAGATAGGAGGCATAGGATATGCCGTTAAAATCAGGAACAAGTGAAAAAACGTTAGGTAAAAATATCGCAGAATTGGAAAATTCTGGATATAAACCTAAGCAAGCACAAGCCATCGCTTTTTCAAAACAGAGAGAATCTAAAGACGATGACAAAGGCGAAACATTCAAAATTTATGATAAAGAACCTGAAACATCTAGAAATTCAGATTTTAACGGATGGATAGAAATTAAAGGGAATCCCATTAGTAAAGTTGGTGTTTTCCCTTACTCAGGGGCACAAATTAGTCCTGATTTGGAACCTGATAGAATTTACCAAGTTTATAGACCTGAAGAAGAGCTTTCTAATACAGAAACAATTGAATCGTTTAAATTGTTGCCGTGGACGGATGAGCATGCCATGCTTGGTTCCGAAGATGAAGGAATGTTACCTGCAGAAAAAAAAGGAATTCATGGTGTAATTGGTGAAGATGTTTATTTCGATGACGGCTATTTAAAAGCCAACATAAAGATATTTTCTGAAAAGCTTGCAAATTTAATAGAACAAGGAAAAAAAGAATTATCGATAGGATATAGATGCTTGTACGATTTAACTCCTGGGGTATATAATGGACAACATTATGATGCAATTCAACGAAGCATAAGGGGAAATCATTTAGCTTTAGTTGATGAAGGACGTTCAGGATCGGACGTTGCAGTTTTGGATAAATTCACATTCACACTAGACGGCAAGGAGCTTCTAATGGCTGATCAAGAAAGAAAAGATGAAACCGCAAAAGATGACATGATGACTCTAGAGGAATGCGTGGGAGCCATTAGAAATTTGCAAGAAATGCTCGGTAAAATGTCGCCTGCTAAAATTGAGGATGAAGAGGAAGAAGGCAAAAAAGAATTATCCGAAGAATCAGCAAAAGAAGGCGATGCAAAAGACGAAGAAGGTGAATATAAAAAATTCGTCAATAAAGCCGAAGTTGAAGATGATGACAATGATACTTTGGAAGAAGAAGAATTGTCACAAGATGAAAAAGGCGACACTGAAAAGAAAGACGGTGATATGGAAAAGCCTGCTGATAAAAAAGGTAAAGATTCAAAAGGAATGGATGCAGCACTATTCTTCAAAGAATTAAGCATCAAAACAAAATTGGCTGAAAGACTTTCACGTCATATTGGTACTTTTGATCATACCGAAAAAACTCATAGTGAAATCGCTAAATACGGAATTAGAAAATTAGGTCTTAAATGCAAACCTGGTTATGAAATTCCTATGTTAGAGGGATATTTGGCAGGAGCAAAAACGAATTCAATTTCTCGTACCGCACAAGATTCAAGTATTAAATCTAACTGTATTGATAGCTATTTAAAAGGAGTTAAATAACATGGGTTTTCAAAGTGCAGTATTTATAAATCAAGGTGCGGGTGTTCCTGGAGAACAATATTCTGATAGCCCGTGGAGAGCGCAATCTTATACGATTGATTCAGCTTTGGCATCTTATAATGTCATTGGATCAACATTTTGCTCTATTACATCACAAGGTTTTGTTGCAGCAGGAAATACCGGCGGTACTGGAGTATTTGCAGGTCTTTTAGTTGATCCTAAAGATATTGCATTGTTTGGAACAGGCGGTATTCCTTTAGCACCTACTTTAGTTGTTCCTAATTTTACTCAAGTTGAATGTGCAACAATGGGTAGTTTCTTTGTGACATTACCAGGTGCTGCAAATATCGGTGATTGGGTTATCTATGATCAAACGACTGGCGCAATTTCTACCGTTGCACCAACGACATCTTTACCGAGTGGCAAGTCATGGGCAAATGCTTTCGTGGATTATTTCACGGTAACAGGTGCCGGACTTGGTGTAATTACTTTAAATCCAGGAGTCGGTCAACCCACAGCTTAATCAATGAATGATTAACTTTTAGAAAAGGACATTTTATTATGATGAGTCATGCACGTTCTGAACGATGCTATATCCCTGGAAAAAATTTTAAAGCACTTGATGATTTTAATGCATCAGAATTTCGATCTTTACCCAAAATAGGAATTAATATCAGCCATCATTCTGTTAAAAATATGATGGATGGATATAAGCAAGCTCTCGATAATTTGTATGCAATGGATGCTGTTCAACCTACAGTTACCGTAGGATCAGTTGGCACACCCGTACAATTTTTGCAAAATTGGCTGCCAGGATTTGTGTTTGTAATTACAGCAGCTCGTAAAATTGATGACATTATTGGTCTGATGATTACGGGATCTTGGGAAGATGAGCAAATCGTACAAGGTATTTTAGAACGTACAGGTGCAGGTCAAGTTTATGGTGATTATACGAATGTGCCATTATCGAGTTGGAACGTAAATTTTAACTATCGTACTGTTGTTCGTTTTGAAGAAGGTATGAAAGTTGGTGTTTTAGAATCAGCTCGCGCTGCACGTATGCTTGTTGATGATTCAGGCATGAAGCGTGAAGCTGCAGCTTTAAATTTAGAAATTAATCGCAATGCGGTAGGTTTCTATGGTTTTAATTCAGGTGACAATAATACTTACGGATTTTTAAATGATCCAGGTTTATTAGCTTATACAGAAGTTGCAGTCGGTGCATCGACATCAACGCTATGGTCAACTAAAACGTTTTTAGAAATATGCAAAGACATTCGTACGGCTATTGTTACATTAAGAACACAATCGCAAGATACGATTGATCCTGAAAAAGTTGATTTGACGTTGGCTATTTCTACCGATGCTGTTGACTATTTATCAACCACTTCTGATTTTGGTATTTCGGTTCGCGATTGGTTACGTGTCGCTTATCCTCGTATTCGCGTTGTATCGGCTCCTCAGCTTAACAATGCATACACTAGCGATAATGTTTTCTATCTTCAAGCAGACAAAATTGATGATATGTCAACCGATGGCGGGCGTGTATGGATTCAACCTGTACCTACAAAATTCCAAGTTTTAGGTGTTCAACAATTAGCCAAGGCATATGAAGAAGATTATTCTAATGCAACTGCTGGCGCAATGTGCAAAAGACCATTCGCTGTAACGAGATGGTTCGGAATATAATTTTTAAATGGAGTTTTAAATGGTTGCATATGTCTATAGTACGGCGACATGTTCCGGTACGTATGTTGAATATCAAAAAGTACATGCAATAAGTGAAAATAAATCGACTCCTGGCCATAATACGATTGTAAGGAGAGTAACAATCAATGGTGGTCATGGCGTGGCTACCAAGCATTTATTTACACCCAAAGGGGTTGTGACACAAGTCAGTGATGATGATTTAGAATTTTTACTTCAAAATAAAAGTTTTCAAAGACATATGAAAGCCGGATTTTTAACTTACGATAAGAAAAAAATTGAACCAGAAAGAAAATCGGCAAATATGGCACAAAAAGACGGATCAGCACCCATGACACCTAAAGATTTTGAACCAGGTGATCTAGGTGATGAATCTACCCCGACATTTAAAGGATTGCCCAAAAGCAAGAGATAGATAATGCCTTATACATTGCTAACGTTCGATTATGCACTTTTTCAAGCGCAATGTCCGGCGTTTGCAAATCCTGTTACATATCCCGAAGCATTGATGCAAATGTATTGGGATATTGCCATTAATTATATTACGAATGTTGCAAATTGGGGTGCATTACAAGGAACCACTAGGCAATATGCAATAAATTTAATGGTTGCTCATTTAGCATTTTTAGCCGGAATAATTGCGTCAGGTGCGGGAAACACTCAAGTACCTGGAATGATGCAAACGGCAACAATTGATAAAGTTACTGTTGGTTTAACACCTCCTCCACTCCCTAATCAGTTTCAATGGTGGCTTGGTTTAACGCCATATGGACAAATGTTATTATCACTTTTACAGGTTAATTCGGTAGGTGGTTTTTACATTGGTGGAAGTCCTGTTCGTGCTGAAATGGGATATCCAGGATATGGAAATTGGTTCGGATGTGGAGGAGGTGGTTGGTGGAGATAAAACAAATCCCTGGCGAATCAGGAAAACTATTAGAATCAGCATTAAAAAAATTGCAGGATAAAATATGCAAAGTTGGATGGATTGAAAAATCTAAATATCCGTCTACAAAATACCAAAAAAATCCTGCATTCGTTGCAGAAGTTGTTGTTTCAAATGAATTTGGAAATCCATCAAAGAATGTGCCTGCTCGCCCTTTTATGCGTCCGACTATTGTTCGAGAAGAAAACGCATGGAAAAAAATAGGATCAGATGGTGCGAAGAAATTATTAAAAAATCAATTAAAATTAGAAGACATTTTAGACGCTATAGGTGCTAAATCATCTGCTGATATTAAAAAAACAATTAGTCAAATTTGGTCGCCATCATTAAAACTGTCTACTATAAGAAATAGAATATCAAAATATTCTGAAAGTCCAGATTTAGCCCAATCAACTAGAAAAAGTCGAAAAGAAAAACTTAAAAAATTTGTTCCGGCAGGATTATATAAACCATTGATTGATACAGGTCTTATGTTAGCTACATTGACTTATAAGGTAGAAAATGAATGATACCTGGCGCAAATCTTTTAAATATGGCATTTCGAATCATTGCGCAAGAAAATGTTGTTTATTATAGAGATTTAGGTCGTATTCAAAATATTATAGGTCAAGATGTCACGGAATATGATCCTGGCACAAAAATGAGCGGAAGCTTTCAACCCGTCCCTCGAAATCTTTATACAGTTTATGGTCTTGATTTTCAAAAAAGTTATTACACATTTTATACAAGTAATAATTTATTGGATCTTGCGAGAAACATTTCTGGTGATCAAATCGCATTTAATGGTCAACGGTATCAATGTGAATCAGCTAATGATTGGTTCATGATTGATGGCTGGAAAGGTGTTTTATGCATACATATTGGAAATGATAATGCAGATCAACAAGTATGGGGATTTAGTTCAAAAAACAATCCTAATACTTATTTGAATTTTGGCAATGGGAATTTCTTGGGAGGGAATGAATGACTACTCTCAATGATAATCAATTAATACAGATATTTTTACCCATTATTCAAAATGGATTAACTGCTGATGGTTTTTTGAATGTGATTGTCAAACAATCAAATCAACCGACACAGCAAGGTATTAATACATCTTCAACGGTTTATTTCTTTAAAGTTGCAAGCAAAAGATATGGTTTTTTGGGTCGTTATGACAAATGGAAAAATAGTCAAATGACTCACACAGAAGTTCAATACATGGAAACAACTTTTCAAGTTTCAGCGTTAGTATTGCAATATCCTATTACACCAAATCAATATACCGCATCTGATTTGGTTTATGAAGTATCTAGCATTATGCAAAGTGATAACACTAGAGATATACTGAACAAATCAGGAATAGGAATATTGAGAGTTACAGACTTATTGAATCCTTATTTTTTAGATGATAGAGATCAATTTGAGGCATCTCCGTCATTTGATTTTGTATTGACTTATGAGAATACAAGGCAATCAACAAGTCCTATAATCACGAATTATGATTATAATATTATCCCTGTTTGATGATAGGGAAGATTAATTAAAAGGGAGTTTTAAATATGGCTATTTCTATCACGAATTATGTCGATATTACATCAGGCGTAGGTGGTGCCTCAATTGTTGTGACTCGATCATTGGTCGCTCGTTTATTTACCGCAAATCCTTTATTACCACCACAAACAGTAGTTTCATTTGATAATGCAGCAGAAGTCGCAAGTTACTTTGGTTTTCAATCCGAAGAATATTTAAGAGCCGTATTTTATTTTTCATGGATCAGTAAAAATCAAACACAACCACAATCTATTCAATTTGCAAGATGGGTTCAAACGGCTGTTGCACCTGTTATTATTCCTTTACAAAATAATGGAAGTCTGCTTGCTAATTGGACGTCTATTAGTTCTGGATCATTTATTTTAACGATGGGCGGATTTACTTTTACTCTAAGTGGTTTAAATTTTACAGGTGCAGGAAGTCTTGCTGCAGTGGCGACTATTATTGAAAATGCAATTCAAGCAGAATCTGGTGGTGGTGCTATGTGGACATCTGCGACTGTTACCTATCAATCATCATTTGATGGTATTAATTATAGTGGTTTTTTCCTAACAGGTGGAGCAAATGGTTCTGTTTCAAATCCAATTAATGTTGTTGTGGGTGGTGGTGGGACGGATATAACAGGTATTGGACTTCTCGGTTGGCTTCCTGAATCATCCAACATTAACGGTAATTTTTTAGCGGGTGCTATATGGTCCACCGGATCTGCGGTTGAAACGATTACTCAAACTTTAATTAACTCATCTGATGCATCAAACAATTTTGGTTCATTTGCATTTTTAACAAATTTAAACATTACTTTACAGAATGTCTATGATGCAGCGATTTGGAATCAAACGCAGAATGTCGTTTATATGTTTTCTGTTGCCGTATTACCATCCAATGTTAACACATGGACATCAACAACGCCTCCTGGTGTTGGCGCAATAGAAGGTGTTGGATTAACATTATCGCCAGCTATTACAACCGTTTTATTGGCAACTCTAGTTAGCAGCTCAAATCTTGTAACGCTCGATAGTAATTCAGGTTTAACGATTGGGATGCCGATTTCAGGAACGGATATTCCATCCGGTACTGTTGTTCAAAGTTTAGTAGGAACAACTCAAATTACAATGTCAAATGCCGCCACCGGAAGTATTACAGAAAATATTACATTTTCAACTCTTCAATTTCCAGAAATGTTTCCAATGATGATTGAGGCTGCAACAGATTATAACGGAACTAATACAGTCCAAAATTATGAATATCAACAAGTTGCAGGTTTAACGCCTAGTGTTAGCACAGATGCTAGTAAAGCTGCATATGATAGCATTAATGTGAACTATTATGGCGTGACACAACAAGCCGGTCAACAAATTGCTTTTTATCAAAATGGCAATTTACAAGGAGAATCCATAACTACGAATTTAATTGGCATGAATGTTTATGTTAATGAAATTTGGCTAAAGGATGCAGAAACTGTTGCCTTAATGAATTTATTATTATCTGTTACTGAAGTGCCTGCAAACAATCAAGGAAGAAGTCAGATTTTAGCAACGTTACAAACGGTAATAAATCAAGCACTAAATAATGGTGTTATAAGTGTAGGTAAACAATTAAATTCAACGCAAAAAGCATTTATTTTTGATGAAACAAATGACCCATTAGCTTGGTATCAGGTACAAAATAATGGTTATTATGTTAACTGCGTTATTACATCTTCAGGAAATCCTGCTGTTTATACCGCAACATATACATTAATTTATAGTAAAGATGACGTAGTAAGCAAGATTACAGGGACGCATACGTTAATATAATTTCATGGAGTGAAATAAAATGCAAAATATTTCAGGTTTTGGTTTATTAATTAATATTATTGCGTCAAACAGTTTTCCAGTTGGTCTTTTAATTACTGAATTTGCTGATGATTCAGATCCTTTCGATTTACCATCTATCCAAATTGCTGACAAAGCGATGGGATTAAATGGCGATCTAATCATTTGGTCAAAAGCAAATCCTATTATTGTAACATTAAATGTCATTCCAGGAAGTTTCAGTGATCTCAATTTAGCCGTTTTATTAGAAGCTAATCGTGTCGGTAAAGGTAAAACAGGCGCGAGAGATATTATTACAATGACAGGTATATATCCTAACAATACACCTATTACTTTGATTAACGGCGCAATTACGGATGGTCTACCAGGAAGTGCCGTTTCAAGTGCTGGAAGATTGAAGTCGAAGTCATATCAATTTGCATTTGAAAATAAAATAGGCGGATTATGATTGAACCGAAAGAAATAGAAATTGATGGAAAAAAATTTATTATCTCCAAGTTTCCGGCAGTTGCGGGACGAGAAATTATCGCACGTTATACTGGATCGGCAATTCCTAAAATTGGAGAATATAAAACAAATAATGAAATAATGCATAAGATGATGTGTTATGTGGGTGTTAAATTAAATGAACATGGATCACCGTTAATGTTAACAACCACATCGTTAATTGATAATCATACGGGAAATTGGGAAACATTGGCAAAGCTTGAAGTTGCTATCATGGAGTATAACTGCTCTTTTTTTCTGAGCGGGCGAGTCTCGACTTTCTTTCAAGATATCGCCCAGAAAATACCGGAATCGATTTCAAAAATATTGATCCTTTTATCGCAACAATCATCGCAGACGGAAAAGCCACCCTCCATGAATTAAGGACTATTTACAGTTTAGAAGATGCATTTAACTTGTGGGAAATTATCGCAATAACACGATACAATGAATATCTAGCAATGGAACGTGCTAAAAAAAATAAGGGTCGATAATGTCAATACTTGAAACTTTTTATATATTATTTAAAAGTGACACATCCGATATAAAAAAAGGATCAGATGAGGCATTTAAAACAACAAAAAAATTAAATGAATCTTTAAAAGAAACTGATCAAGCAAGCGAAAAACTAGGAACAAAGTTTTTTTCTATGGTTCAATCTATTGCAGGTCTTTTGACGGGATTTGCATCCATTCATGCGGTTGTTTCAGGATTTAAAAATACTTTAGATTTTGATATTGATCTTGGTAAAACATCACGTGCTTTAGGCGTTAATGTAGAACAATTGGATACATGGGATAATGCTGTTAGACAAGCAGGTGGAACTGCTGAAGGTTTTCAAAACTCTCTTAAAAATTTATCTGAACATTTTAATACAAATCCATCAGTCGCTTTAAGATTCCTACCTCAATTGGCCGATGTTTTCAGTAAAATAAGTCGATTTTCAGCATTCAGATTGGGTAAGTCTCTAGGATTAGATGAAGCCACTATTCTTTTATTGCAACAAGGCAGGCGTGAGGTTGAAGCTGTTTTAAAACAACAAAGAGAATTAGGAGTTGTTAGTACAAAAGATATAGAAATAACGACTAAATATAATCAGTCTCTTATGAATTTAGAACATGCTTTTAGGACATTATATAATGTTCTTATTAATTCATCATTGCCCGGATTTACTAAATTTTTTGATGTTTTGACAAAAGGATTAGGATATTTAACAGCGCATAAAGATTTAGTCATCGGTGCAATTGTCGGAATCGCCGCTGCTGCAATTTCCGCAGCATTTGCTTTCGAATTAATTTCATTTCCTGTTATTGGATTAATTTTATTAGTCACAACATTGATTGGAGCTTTTGCACTTTTGTGGGAAGATAATGCTGTTCGACTCAGAGGTGGAAAATCATTATTAGGTGAATATCTTGATGAATGGAAAAGAGCGGGAATTGCAATAGATGATATCATAAAAAAATGGGGAAATGAATTATTAGATTTTTTAGACAAATTTGCTTTATTGAAACCTATATCAGATTATTTAAGAAATCATGATAATAGTTTTGTAACCTTTTTAAATACTGATGAAGGTAAAAAATTTACAGATTTTACATCTCAATCTCCAATAAACAATCAATCATCAAATGTTATTAATTCTTCATTATTCAATAAAAATCACGCGATTAATGTTGGTCCTATTAATATGGAAATACAAAGTAATGATGCTCAGGGAGTTGCTTATGGATTAAAAGCAGAATTGGAGAGAATCTTTAAAGGATACACTGATCACGCCAGCGGTAATTTTTCGGATATGGTTTATGTCTAATCCAATCAATATTATTAATACATTATTGCCATCTGCATCAGTCGATACAGTTGCTATATTTGATCAAAATTATCATGAATTATTTTCACAAGCAAAATCTATAAAAGCAGTTGTAAAAGAACAATCTAAATTGATGGAGCATCCAATAGAGACAGGTGCAATTATTACAGATCACCGAATAGTTTTACCTATAGAAATTGATTTGTCTATGATATTGGCATCGTCTGATTATCAAGATGTTTATAAATCAATAAGACAATATTTTTTTGATGCGACATTATTAATTGTTCAGACGAGAGCGGCTATTTATAAAAATCAAATTATATCAGCATTACCACATGAAGAAGATCCAACCATGTATGATGCGTTAACTATCGCTCTAAGTTTAAAACAAGTTTTATATGTTAGTGCTCAATATACGAATACACCTAAATATGCTAATAATTCATCAACTATTGATCGTGGTCAACAACAAGGTACACCTGCTAATGCACAAGAAACAAGTACTCTACAAGGCGATATTTATGAACCTTTAGCAAAGACCGCAAAGGCATACATACATCTTTAATTTTGGATAATTATATGATAGTGATTCCGTTGCAAAATATAGCAAATCAATCTTTATCTATTCAATTAGACCAAAATCAAATTGATCTTAATTTTCATGCAACTCAGGATAATCCTGATGGGACAAGTGGAGTCACGGGTGTTGATATTATAATAAACAATGTTGTTATCGTTTCAGGAATGAGAGCAGTATTTGGAACCCCATTAATTCCTTATCGATATTTAGAAGATGGTAATTTTGCATTTGTGACACAAAATGATGATTATCCCGATTGGAGACAATTTGGAATAACACAATTTTTAGTATATGCATCACAATCTGAATTGGACGCAATCTATGCCAATGCCTAATGAATTAGATCCACGAATTATTAGGGCATCTTTTGAGATAAGCGGAAGAACTAAAGTTTATTCATCACCTTTTTACATACAAGCAACAGGTACCAAATTTGCTAATTCTTTACAAAATGAAGCAAATATCGTGATAGCTAATTTAGATAAACAAACTCAGGATTATATACTCACAGAAACGACGCCTTACAATACAAATAACACCATAAAAAGCATAACACTTGAGGCAGGGAGGCAATCATATGGAACTGCTGTTATTTATACTGGTAACATTGTCTATTCTAGCTTGTCGCAACCCCCCGATGTCGGGATAACATTAAAATGTTTAACTGGAAATTTTTTAAAAACTCAAGTGATAGGAGTGAATCAATCAGGGCAAGCATCAACCCAACAAATTGCTGTAGCTGTTGCGAATTTAACAGGATTGGTATTGAGGTATGAAGCAACAAATAAAATTGTTTCAAATTATAATTTTTCTGGATCAGGCATAAGTCAAATTGCGCAATTAAATGCTATCGGTGGTATTAACGCTTTTCAAGATGATGGTGTTTTAGTCGTTAAAGATGCGGGAGTTCCTTTGAAAGATACGCTTAAAATTGTGAGTTCAAGTACGGGAATGATTGGAATACCTGAATTTACAGAGCAAGGACTTAGAGTAAGATTTTTACTCGATAATGGTGTCGTGATTGGTGGTCGGATTCGAGTCAAAAGTACAATAAATCCTGCTGCAAATGGTGAATATATTATCTATAAACTTTCTTTCGAAATAAGTAGTCGTGATACGCCTTTTTATTACATTGCAGAATGTCAGAGGATAGGCAATTGACTACACCTAACGCACCGGACATTGATCCCGCAAATAATGGAAGCTTAGCCGGAACCTTACAATTTTGTTTTAAAAAATTTATTCAAAATATTAATGGGATGCTTCCGGCAAAAGTTATTGCGTATGATAGGAACACAAATCGTGTTCAAGTGCAATTATTAATCTCAATGCTTATGACGGATGGCACCATCGTGCCAAGATCTCAGATTGCAAGCTTACCAGTTTTACAATTTGGCGGTGGAGGGTTTTTCCTAGGGTTTAATTTGAATACTGGGGATCTTGGTTGGGTTTTAGCAAACGATAGAGATATATCCCTCTTTCTTCAAAATTACGAACAGGCAGCCCCTAATACGGCAAGAATAAAGAATTTTGCTGATGCTTTATTCATTCCTGATATTATGACCGGATATCAAATTGCGGAAGAAGATAAAACCAGTGTCGTTCTACAAAATGCAGATGGAACGATTAAAATCAGCTTACAATCTGATAGAATCAAATTAACCGCGCCACTCGTCGAAATAACAGGGGGGCTGCAGGTTGATGGTGTGATTAGTTCTGAGGGTTCTAATCCATTGACAATTAATAGTCCTCTTATCGCAAGCAATGGCGTTTCGATAAGTGGGGGCGGTACTAATTCATTGACCGTGACAGGAAATGAAAGAGTCGTTGGAAATATTACGGCATCAGGATCAATAACGCCGTTTGTGCCATAAAAGGATTTTATGCAAACATTATCAGCAAATGTTAATAATAATATTCCAGGCGTTGCCTATGATGATATCTATTTAGATTCTAAAAATAATATTTCTATTAGTTATGATTTAGAAGCGGTGCTAGAGGCATGCGCTCAAGCTGCTCAAACAGTATTAGGCGAAATCATTTTTAATATAAATCAGGGTATCCCATTTTTTCAAATCGTTTGGGTCGGTGTTCCTAACATTCAACAATACAATGCAGCATTACGCTTAGCATTTTTAAATGTTCCAAATGTTGTTGAAGTAGTTTCTTTAATGATATCTCAATTAAATGATACTTTGTCATATACAGCAGTCATAAGAACTAATTTCGGATCAGGAGGTATCAGTGGCTGACGTTTACAATTATATAGATAGTACAGGAATTATTACATCAGATGCTAATACTATTCAAACAGAAGTACAAAATGAATATTTGAATACATTTGGTTCTGATTTAAATATTGATCCTAGCACTCCTCAAGGGATGTTAATAACAATTGAAACATTATCACGAATAGCTGTTGCTGATAATAATGTTAATTTAGCGAACCAAATAAATCCTAATCTTGCAGGTGGTGTGTTCCTGGATGCCTTAATGCAATTAATGGGACTGCAAAGAACGCCTGCATCTAATTCAACAGTTTTATGTACTATTACAGGTGTTGTAGGAACATCTATTCCTGCAGGTGCAGAAATATCAACATCAGATGGTACAGTTCTTTTTGAGATAATTTCTAATACTGTTATACCTTTGGGAGGAAGTATTTCTAATGTCCCCTTCCAATCTGTTCTAACAGGCTCAATTCCTGCATCAGCTAATACATTAACAACTATTGTAAGTAACATATTAGGATGGGAAACCGTCACCAATCCGTTAGCAGCATCTCAAGGAACTGCAACTCAATCCGATACGCAAGCTAGATTATTAAGACAAAATGCACTAGGTGCGCAAGGAAATAGTATTGCAGCAAATGTTATTGCTGCATTATATCAAATTCCAGGAGTTTCAAGCGCAGGGGTTACTTTTCAAGAAAACGTAAGCAGTGTATCTCAAACCATCAATGATATTTTGATGGTTTCACATTCAATATATGCGGTCGTTGGTGGAACTGAAGATTTACATGCTATTGCTAGCGCATTAACTTATAGTAAAGCTGCGGGTGCCGCATATAATAATGGTTTAGGAATACCGATTTCATATCCATTTTTAAATCAATATTCTATGCAAGTGATTAATGTCTTATTTGATTTACCGTCATTAGTAAACATTAGCATTCAAGTAACAGTTCATGCACTAACGACTGTACAAAATGTAACTACTGCAGTACAAAATGCTATTCTTCAATATGCATCAGGTAATTTGCCAGGACAATCAGGATTTGTAGTCGGTGCATCTGTTTCACCTTTTCAATTAGCTGCAGCTATAAATATTTTAGTTCCAGGATTATTTGTTCAAGAAATACAAATAGGAATTGAATCATTTACTCAACAAGGCGTTATAACAAATGGCGCTAATACCGTGACCGGATTAACTTATAATGCTCCCATATCACCTTATATTGGCATTGCAACTGGAATGATTATAACAGATGAAGGTGGAAATATACCCACTGGAACGACTGTTGCATCGTTAGTCGGTAGTAATGCGATTACAATGTCTGCAAATGCTGTTTTTGCATCATTTGGCTTGCAAGGTACTATTTCTAATGGATTTAATACTGTTACAGGTATGACATCTAATGTAGGTATCGTAGTCGGAATGGGGATAACGGGAACCGGAATTCCAGGATCAACGACCGTTGCATCTCTTGTTGGATCAACAGGTATTACGATGTCTGCCAATGCGACCTCATCAGCGACAGAAACATTAACATTTACACCTGCATCAGGTGCAACATTAATTGACATTTTAACTTTTTCAACGACTCCCATTTATCAAACAACAGAAATTCCAATAGGCGTATGGCAAGAAGCCATCACATCGGCACCTTATATTTCGGTAGTTTCTGTATGAATATTCAAGAATTTAATTATTTAGTTAACTTATTACAAGCAATATTATGGCAATATGATGAGTCTACTAATTTATTAAGTTTGATTAATCAAAAACAACAATGGTATAACACATATCAAACTCAATTTTGGCAAAATTGGTATACCAATGTTTTTAATCTATTAACTGCAAATGAATTCGGATTGAGTGTTTGGTCTTATATTTTATTTGTTCCTTTATTTTTGGAAAATACGCCTGAACCTGCTGATGCGCCTATATGGGGTTTTAATCAAATAATCAGTTTTCCAACATTAGAAAATACTTATCTTAATTTTCAACATGGTAATTTCTCAACTAAAGGTTTAATTATTTCTTTAACTGTTGAAGAACAAAGATTTTTATTACGATTAAGATATTTTCAATTGAGCGATAGAGGATCAATAACTGTTATCAATCAATTTTTAAATTATTTATTAGCTACATCAAATATTAATTATTCAGGCAGTATTTATGCATTAGATGGTTTAGATATGACAATGACATATATTTTTACTGCATCTGGATTTTCAAGTAATTTACTTAATGCGATACAAACATTAGATTTATTTCCAAGACCGACAGGTGTTCGGATAAGAATTCATATCAATTATGGATTTCAATTTGGATTTAATGCCGGTACTTTTGGACATTATGAAAATACGAATAAAAATTTTGGAAATGGAAATTTTGTAAATCCTTTTATATTTCCATTATCAGAAACAGAAGATGAAGATCAAGTCATGTTTTCTGAAAGTAATCAAGTTATGCTATCAGAAAGTGGACAAGTCATGGTAACAGAATGATTTATTAATTTTATAAGGAAATAAGAATATGCCATCCCCCTATTATTATTATGTTTATCCTTTCGGACAAAATGCCGATGATTTAACATCGATTCCAACGAATGCTGCAGGTGACGGATCAGTTAGTTATTATGCAGGATGGACTGATCCTTACGAATATAATCTTTTAACAAATCCCGCAGCATTGCCAATCCCACGGGGCCAAATGAATCAATTATTTTTTGATATAACAAATAATTTGCAAGAATATCAGCAATATGGTACGCCACAATGGGTCACTGGAAATACTGTTTCTTATCCTATCTATTCTCGCGTTTATTATACTGGCTTAGTTTATGAAAGCCAAATATCAAATAATACAAATACACCTGGTTCTGATTCTACATGGTTAGTCACAAGTGGAAATAACGGTGGTGTTCCCATTGGAACTATTATTGATTATGCTGGTGCTTTCCCTCCAGCTAACTATCTTTTATGCGATGGGTCGGCAATTAGTAGAACAACTTATGCAGCATTATTATCCGCTATCACACAAACACAAAATGGAACTACAACAAATACAATGGCAACAGTAAGTGGTTTATCGACAACATCTAATATGTATCCTGGAATGTCTATTGAAGGTGTTGGAATTCCATCTGGTACGACTATATTATCAATTACAGATTCAACCGATATTGTGATGTCGCAAAATGCAACGGCAAGTGGAACGGTATCAATACAATTTTTTAATTGGGGAAATGGTAATGGGACAACAACTTTTAATATCCCTCAATGTCGAAGATGTACCAATGTAGGATTTGGTGGCTTTGGATCAACTCAATTAGGAAATAAAACAGGTCAAACGGGAGGCGAAGAATCACATACACAATCAATATCTGAAATGCCATCGCATAATCATCCTGGTTCAGTTATGCCTTATCAATCATTTAATGCTACAGCAGGCGCAATAGCAGCCGTTGAGACTCCAGGGGGGGTTAGCGGAAATTATCCTGTTACAGTTGCACCACAAGGTGGTGGTTCTGCTTTTAACGTTATTCAACCTTCAAACATTGTTACAATGTGTATTAAATATAAATAAAATATATTTTTATAACGCCATGAAAATGGCGTTATATAATTTACATTAAGAAACAGTAACTGTATTTGAATCTTGAACCATGCAAGTAGATGATCCATCTAATACTATACTTGCTTGATCAACGTAATTGCCCGCTTTCTTAATATTTTGCATAGTAAAAATTTTTGCATCATTATATCCGGTCGTATGAGGAAGAACAGATCCGCTTTCTTGAATATGTGTGCAACCAAAATTGAGAATACACATATATTCATCAAAATTATAATTTCCAACATTATCCGAATCATTTGTTATTACATAACTTACCTCTCCAGTGGCTGTAATGTTTTGACCTGCTTGTCCAGATGCCGGATCAGCCGATGCTTTACACATCGCATTTTTAGTAGTAATATGTTTAATCTGTGATTGATATTCAGACCAAGAAATATTTTTAATTGTGTGACTTTTAATTGTTAAACCATTTGCAAATACTAAATTTGATGCTAATAAAGATAAAACGATTAGATTAATTTTCATTGTTATATTCCTTAAAAAAATTATATCAATTAACTGTAACAGTATTGCTTCCCTGTTTGAAACAAGCGGATGATCCACTTATTTGCATGGTTGCTTCATCAACATAAGTACCTTTTGTTTCAATATATTGTTTTGTCCCAATAACGCCTTCTCCACTTCCTGAAAGATGAGAATCCAATGTGACATAATCTCTAAAATGCGTACATCCGAAAGTATTAATACACATATATTCATCAATAGAATATGTCTGAGCATCATTTGCATCGTTGTAAATAGAATAACTTACATTTCCAAATGCTGAAATCTCATCTCCTGCTTTTCCACTAGCAGGATCAGCAGATGCCTGACATGTTGCGGTGGTTGTTTTCATTAGTTTTACAGCATCTTTATATTCAGACCAAGAAATATGTGTTTCTTCATGGCTTATGATTTTTAGATTATTTGCATAAACAAAATTACTTGCTAATAAAGATAAAATGATTAATTTGATTTTCATTTATTTATTCCAGAAAAATTATTGATAGGATCTTTAAAGAAAGAAAATTATTATTTTATATATTTAATTAAATTAGATATAACAACAAAACAAAATGATAATAATCCAATCGATAAAGATATTAAAAACAAACTCAATGTAATATTTTGAGTTTTTGTTACAAATCGTCCTAGATTAAATTTCATTTTATCCTTAATATTAAAATCATATTTTTTTGAGTGAGATTATATATAACATTCCATAAATAGTTCCTAAAATATACATGATATATTCTTTAAATG